GCTACTGCAATGTTACCAAAGTTCTGAAGGTTAATTCCTGTGCCTGAGCCGCTGTTATTGTAGACAGTACTATCAGTAGTACCCACCAGCAAGTGACCGCTGCTGTCAATCCGCATGGCTTCTGTGCCGCCAGTGAAGTGACGAATAGTGTCACCGCCTGTCATCGCAATAAAGGTATTGGTATCGTTTGTACCTATAAAATTATCTGCATAGGCATTGCCAGAGAGGTAGAGGTCTACGAAGCGTGAACTGCTTTTACCCAGATTAATGGCATTATCTCTTTCAAGACCTGCGCTATCAGACGGAAAGATTGTGTCAGAGGGGTCATTTATACGAAGGTATGTGTCAGTAGAGCCTATAAGAAGTGAGCCACTTAAAGTCCCAATACTCCCCACAGTGGTGCCGTCTTTGCTGAACTCAACAAGATTGCCATCTGACGTTTTTCGGCCAACATAAAGAGGCGTACCATTATCTCTTACATGAAAACCTGCGCCACCCGCTTGAAATTCTGATCCTGCTACCGTTAAAGTGCCACTTGTAGTACGCCCCACCAGCAAGTTCCCGCTGCTGTCGAGGCGCATGGCTTCTGAGCCAGCAACGTCAAATGCCATAGATGGGTTAGAACCAACAGCAGTTACATCAGCTTGCAATTCTACCCCACCAGTTGTAGAAGACGCATTGATTTGAAATACTGCATTAGTATCAGTGTCAGTAATTCGCATTTGAGGGGCAGATGAAGCGATTTCAAGCTCAACAGAAGGCGAACTCGTCCCAATACCAACATTACCGCTGGAGTCGATAACAACGTCAGCCGTGAGGGTATCTGAACCTGAGAGGCTCAAATAAGTCTGTCCCGTGGGAACACCAATTCTAGCACGACCTGTGCCACCATCAAAAAAACGAACTTGTGATGATGTTGTGCTGCCACCCTTGACGTTCAGAATGCCTCCAGTATTTGTGCCTACCGTTGCATTACCTGCCACATCAAGTTCTGTTGCAGGCGAACTCGTCCCAATGCCTACTCTATTATTTGTGCTATCAACTACAAGCGTAGTGGTATCAATTGTAGCATCACCAGTTACAGTCAGTTCATCTGCTGTATTAAACCGTGTAACACCTGCCCCTATATATGCCATTAGGTAATCTCCAAGATGGACAAAGTAACGTCAGCACTGGTAGCTGTATTACTCGTAACCTTTAAAACATCACTTGCGTTAAGAACAACTTTTTGCTCGCCGCCTACAACGATAAGACTAGAACCTACTGGAATAGGTGCAGCCTTAATAAGATAAACATTATCTCCATCGTTGTTTTCAATCTGAACATCTACTTCAATTTGAGAAGTTACAATATTAGATATAGTCAATCCAATAATAGTAGTCTCTGTCGCAGATGCACCAGTATGAACGGTAGCAGGTGAAGTTCCTACTGCTGTGTCTGTGATGAGTTTAAATGCGTTTGCCATTTTTTACTCCGTTTCTTAACCAAGTGCAATCGCCATAGCAACCGCTTGGTTAGCAGCTTCTGTAGCCGCAAATGCAGTTGTAGCAATAGTTGTGTTACTTGTCCCAGAAGCTTGGGTTGTACCCGTTACTGTCGAGGAAAGTGTCCCACCATTTATAGTTGGTGATGTTAGTGTTTTATTTGTTAATGTTTGTGTACCTGTAAGTGTAGCTACAGTAGAGTCAATAGCAACAGTAAGAGTATTTAAAGACCCACTTGTATCAATACCAGTTCCACCAGCAATAGTAAGTGTTTCACTATCTAAGTCAATGCTTAGTGCTCCACCACTGTCACCTTGAAAGTCTAAGTCCTGTGCAGTAACTTGAGCATCTACGTATGCTTTAATTGATTGCTGTGTAGCCAGATGAGATGCACTGTTAGAAACCATGTCATCTTCATCTTTAATTGATGTACCACTTATTGTACCATTTAGTACAGCACTTGTCAATGTTTTATTTGTAAGAGTATCTGTAGTAGCACGACCTACTAAAGTATCTGTACTGGTAGGTAGTGTAAGTGTACCAGTATTACTAATAGTACTAATGATAGGAGCAGTAAGCGTTTTATTTGTTAGTGTATCTGTTGTTGCTCTACCAACAAGTGTATCAGTACTTGTAGGCAGTGTCAAGGTGCCTGTGTTACTGATTGATGAAATAATAGGAGTTGTAAGAGTTTTGTTTGTAAGTGTTTGAGTGCCAGTAAGAGTTGCTACAGTGCTATCAATAGCAAAAGTAACAGTATTACCAGAACCAGAGGTATCAATACCCGTACCACCAGTAAATGTCATAGTCTCACTGTCTAGGTCAATACTAAGAGCACCGCCTGTATCAGCTTGGAAGTCTAAATCTTGAGCAGTAACTTGAGCATCTACATAGGCTTTAATAGACTGTTGTGTTGCCAATGCAGTTGCACTGTTAGAAGTCATTGCATCTTCATCAAGAATAGCAGTAACAGTAGCACCACTAGCAAGAGCTAAACTTGTATTAGCAGTAATTGTTGTACCAGTAATTGCAGCAGCCGTAGTAGCACCGATAATAGTACCATCAATAGCACCACCATTAATATCAACAGTAGTAAGTGTAGATGTGCCTGTAGCAGTTAAAGCTGTAAATGTACCAGCAACAGCAGTTGTACCACCAATAACTGTATTATCAATAGTACCAGCATTAATATCTGCAGTATCAGCTACAAGGCTATCAATGTTAGCTGTACCATCAATGTATAAATTACGCCACTCTTTAGTCGAGCTACCTAAGTCATACGTATTGTCTACATCTGGAATTACATGACTTGCAACTTCTGCACCAAGTGTAATACTGTCTGTATTTGAATCACCTAATGTAATATCTCCACCAAGTGTAATATTACCATCTACTGTCAAATTACCAGCAAAGTAGCCGTTTTTAAATTTTAAACTAGATGTACCAAGATCAATATCGTTATTAGTTACAGGAACAATAACACCATCTTGAAATCTAAACTGTTCTACAGAAGAACTGGATACATCTACAAAGACACCGATACGATTGTTTGTATCACTTACCACAACCTTATTTAGTGGAGTAGTAACACCTGGATCACCAATAAGTCCAATCACTGGACCTTCTGCTGCAGTCCCATCATGTGCGTGTCCAGTGCTATTATTAAAAGCAGCAAGAAGTTGGTCAAACTCGTCATTAGAGTCTGCTGCCTGTATAATATCACCGTCTGTGTATGTAGACTGTCTTGTATAACCTGCCATTTACCTTCTTGCTCCTACATCAAATTCTAGCTGAAAACCTTTAAGTGAGTATGGTGCTGATTCCGCATTATCCACAACACGAAGTGCTACAGCAAAACCTGATCCTTCTACTGGTTGCCTTACAAGTGGGTTTGTCTGACCACCATAAGTAGCTGTTCCATATAATGAAGTTCCATAAATAGCTACTACCTTCGTTGAATCAAAAGGATAAGCTGCTGGTCTTGGTACATTAGGATCTTCATAATCATACCGCAAAAACAAATCAGAGTTTACAAGACCTGTTGGTGAATAGTTAATAATAACCCTTTGAAAGTTTTTACGTATACCTGCATCACCTGCTGTAAGATCTGGACTACGATAACGACCTATAATATTTGTACCGTCAAACTTGTTAGTTTTTTCTTGTCTATACACATAGCCATCATAACCACCATGTAATATAAACGTATCACCCTGAACACTTATTGAATCTGTACAAGCTGGCTGAATACCTTTTAGTTTAGCAAACTCATATCCCTGAGCTTTTCTTACTGCAATAACTCCAATTGTTGTAGATTCAAGTTGACTATTTGGTTTAGAAAAGAAAATGCGATACTGTGTTTTATCTGGAATAACTACACTGTTAAAGTCGTCAACATCAGTTTCACCTTCAAATAATTCTTGTATAGGTTTACTAATAGTACCAAGTTCTACGTCATTAATTTTAGCTGTACCTGCAACTGTACGTAAACCATCACGACCAAGAAATATTATTTCACCTGCAAGTTCTTGTACAGTAAAGCCGTTAAGACATCCAATATCTCTAGTTACTGGTTGCAATACAAAGTCTGCAATAGTATTTCCTACAAGTTTGTATATACGTTCTTCTGCAAAGATAAACAGTTCATCACGAAATGGAAACAATGCTGTAACTTTACTGTCAACTCGTATTGAACCTGAACCATTAGCCGGACTAAAATCATTATCGGTATACGGTGCAGTAAAAACTATCTCTTCTGGTGAGGCTGACATACCAGCAAAAAATAAAGCATTTTTAAAATGTTTTACAAACTTAGGATTAGCTGGTGCACCTGTAGCATTAAGATCTGTTACTGTTGTACCATCATACTTAGTAGCATTGTTAGCACCATCTGCCCATACTATAAACTCTGTACCAGACAGATTATATTTATCAAATGTGTAACGTATAGCACCAGTTCTACCACTATCTATACTTGTCCAAGATCCACTGCCACTTGCAGCTTCATATACACTTGTACCTCTAGCAGCTATTACTTTATTATTTCCAACAAAGTATGCAGACATTAACACTGGCTCTGTAGAACTAGCGGTCTGGGGAACTACATTTGTATTCCACTTTTCAAAACCATTAATACGTCTATATCCACCACTAACGTCAGGCTCAAAGTTTTCTAACTCCAATGCCATTCCTGGTTCCATAGCAAAAGTAGAACGGTCAAGAACTAAACCACCTTGCAAAGGAAATGTAAATGGATTAAGACCAGACTCATCTGCCATGTTTTATCCTGCAAAAGATCCTATTGGATTTCTATAAATAACTGTAGAACGAATGTAGTCTGCCCTGTTAGACAAAAGGCTTTGCATACTTTTAATACCTTCTAAAAGTCTTTCGAAATTTAATTGGTATTGAGTAGACTCGCCTCTATATTGATAACCAAAAGCAGTTGCTCCATCTACAATTACTTGCCTGTATTGTTCAGGTATTGTAGGTACATCTGTAGCACTGCTAAGGGCTGTTGTGTATACATAATATTCATATTTTAATGAATAAGCTTTGTCTGGATAAGGATACAAACCAAAATTATTATCTGGTGTTCTAAATACGTGAGTAGGTACACCACCTACATCTGATCTATCTTCTTGTTCAATAAATCTATTTAAATAATCTTTATAATCTAAAACAGTTAAAGACCTACCTTGAGCACCCAAACTAGAGTCTTCTACAATTCTAAATGTATCATAGTCTACATGTTTAGCTGTAGCAGGAATTGTATAACGTGTAGTTCCAGCTACTAAAGTTTCTGTCTGTGTAGAATGATTATAAGGCCAACTATATTCACGAGTGTTGATATAGTTAATAGCATCATTTACCGCATTCTTACATTGTGTTTGAAATCCACGAGAAGACGTAAAGCCAGCTTCAGTTAAAGCTACCTCATTAAATCTAGCTAAGACTTCGTTTGTAAGACCTAAGTAATTATATGCCATTTTTACCTCTTCAGGGTAGTAAAGGGGCCACCCTAAAGCAGCCCCTCTAAGTTTTTAGTTATACGAGGTCACGAGAAACCTCAGCAGCACCTTTGTCGGAACCGATAGAATCAACATCCATCAGCATTGCCCAAACACGTACTTTACCTGCTGTAGAAACAGTTGTCGCAGCTTGAATTAGAACATCAATAGTGTCTGATGTTGTAACCAAGATAGGACATGCAGTGTTTGCCA